GGTGGAAATATTTATATCAAAGCAAAATAGGGAACTTATTAAGTTCCCTATTTTTACGCTTCTTGGAATTTGACTTCTTCATTTTTTTCTGTTTCAGCAGCCATCTTTGCTTTTGCTCTTTCAATTTTCAATCTTTGTATCTCTTGAACAGTCTATTTACTGTTAATAGTTTTAACAGAACCATCTTGAGAAATTTTCAATTGATTTTTATCTTCAATCTATTCAACTGTATTTGAAAGAACTTTGTTATTATTCTCAAACTCTTCGGCTCTGACTCTACTTTCGATATCAAGATAACTGTCAATATAATATTTCCTGAACTGATTCTGAATTTCTGTTATCTGATTAGATAACTCTGCTGCACGTTTCTGAAGTTTTTCAATAACTTCAAACATCCTCGGTTGAGTGTCTCCTTTCGACAAAACATCCATTGCAGTCTGAAGAGTGATGTTGTTCATTTTCTGTTGATAATAAAGCATACCAAGCTGAACTGCATCAATCTTCATCTTATTCTGAATCATATCATCACTAATGAAATCTCTGGGTACGACAGATTTGACAATATACTGTATAGTCTGCAATGCCTCAGTACGGCATTGAGACATCTCATCCTTATGGTTGATGTCAAATAGAGGATCTGGTTCCTATAATTCGGAAGGAATTGCTTCATCAGCAGGAACCGTATTATAAATTTTACTCGTTGCTCCAATCAGTGAACCGAGTTGCTGTGATAAATCCTACTGCTTCATTATAAAATTATTGTCCAAGCCTCAAAACAGAAATTCTCAAACTCATCATATGGAATGGTTACATGACCTCTGTCACCCCATTCAGTTCCCCAAGAATTCCTGATAATGAAACCTTCTTTATTATATCCAACAAGTGTTACTGCATGACCGCCTTGAAATGAACCGCGTTTATTCCAGAACTTCCTCACATTTCCGCTATATACTGGAAGCCCACACACTACTGGTCCGAACATTACAATAGCATACTTAGCAATCATTCCTGAATTGATTTTAGAATATTCATTAATCTTCTGTCCGTTCAAACCATGATGTCTCAAATAATGAAGTGCTTCCTTGAAAGTCATACCATCACCCGGCTTGTTAGAACGAATGCTATACAGTTCATCAATGCTATAATTGTTACATACACCGGAAACACCGACTTCACTGTTATGAAGAAAATCGAGAACACTAGTCAGTGACTGACATACACAAGTAGAAGTCATTCCCTGGTTTCTAACAGGAGGCATAGAATCCTGCCATGTATATTCTTCCGGCAATTCTATCTTGTCATCAACATTCAATATATGTTCTGTTCCGTCCATTTTAGACGGCTCACAACCAGTTCCGTATACGAACTGTTTCTTTGTTTCAGTAGTCTTTGTAGCCATATATTATCATCTTAAAAAATTACATTTCTGCTTCACCTCCAGTTTCTTCTCCGCCACCGAAGTCAGCACCGCCACCGGCTTCTCCACCGAAGTCTTCCATTCCACCTCCGAAGTCAGCACCGCCGCCTCCGAAATCTGCGGCTCCGCCAAAGTCTGCTCCACCGAAGTCACCACCACCTTCTTCATTCGGCATAGGTGCTACTCCAGTTCCATTCTGAGCATTATACAGAGCATGGTCTTTCATTAACTTTGCTTTATCGAGCTGCTCAAGAATCTCTTCTTGCTTGTATTTCTCGTTAAGAGCCATATCATCATCAGTAAAGTTAAGATATTTCTGAACAAGGAACTTCATTGAGAATATAGGTCTTTGTGACATATCCTGTAACTGATAAAGTTGAGTAATCATCTCAATTCCTTGTTTAATGGATGCTCTTTCCTTTGCCTGAACAATGGAGTTCTCTTCATTATAGACAATACCTATTGCCTGCTTCAGATATTCAGACTTTGACAGTTTCGGAAGATACAGACATATCTGAATCCATACAGGCTTCAGCAATATCTCCCTAAATATAGAACGGACACGATTGATAAACCTGTTAAATGCATATTCTTCTCTTGTGATACTTGCATCATCACCACCAAGAGGATGAGAACCGTCAGCAGACGGATCAATCATAAATCTGTTAGCCGGAACTTTCGTTTCAAGAATGAACCTTCTCCAGAAATATTTCAATGGTTCTATAGAACTCATATCATAACCCTCAGTTCCAATCTCTTCAAGAGTGATAGTTCCGGAAGTTCTCTGTGGGAAGAAATATGTCTTAGTGAATGAGAAATTCGGAGTTCCGTTTACAACCAATTGACCGGATACTTCATCAATATGTGTATCTTCATTCCAGTCTGCTTTCAGTTGATTCATAAGTGCCTGTGCCTTATATGGAGACAAATCACCGACTGGAACTACAATCTTAACACGTTTCTGTGCATTCTGTATATTCCATATCAATCTTGAGTTCTCCATTTGAGACAACATATTGTATGTTCTTGTCAGACCCTCAAGATAAGAAATCCTTGCATAACTTTCTCCAAGAATACCACCAGACCATGAAATATAGACAATATTAGTATCCGGAATACATCTTTCATTAGAATCACCTTTATTCTGATACCACACTTTAATCTCACGACCATCTCCATCAAACTCAATACTCGGTTCAAGAGTAGCAGGGTCAATATACTTGAAACCAACAATCTCAGTAGGATTCTCAAGACTGTTATATATAATCTCAAATGAAAGATAACCTTCAATCAAGAATTTCTTGAACATATTCCAAGCTCCGTTTGACTTATCCCAACCGTACATAGAATACACTCTCTTGAATGCCTTGTCACAAGTATCTATCAATTGCTCTCCCAATTCATTATTGGCACTGATGTTCATTTTCAACTTGTCTGTATCAAGATGTGCGAAATAGTTGTTCTCATCTATAACGATAGCTTCATCTGCAACAGTGTCAAGAACTGAGTTAATCATCGGCTGCTGTGAGAACATACGGAGATACTCTACTCGCTGAGGATATGTCAAATCATAGTATGCATATGACTCTGAAGAGTTTTTAGTGATATCCGTATATTTAGTGAAGTTAGTATCCTGAAGACTGTCTTCATAAGGATACAACATCTATGATGTATTTGTATACTGATTCATCTCAGCTGCACCGAGAGCAATAGAGTTCTTAATGATACTCTATTGTGAATTGAGTCCAAGTGCAGACAAGTTGATAAGAGTATTCACTTTATTGTGTTCCTTCTTACCAGGTTTGAATGTTCTCAGTACAAATTTCTTAGCCATATATAATCATTAAAACTATATCGTTTTCTTATTTATCTTTGTTTTTATGATTTTATGAAAAATAACCAAAAATTTCAAACAAAAAAGCAGAGTTTAGATTTCTCCAAACCCTGCTTAAAATGAAAATCAAATATTTAGTCGAAATTCTCAATAGAATCAACTGCTTCATTGCTCAAAACAAGTTCTTCAAGCAGTTTCTTTATATTCTTCTTCGGAAGACGCTTTGTTCCGAGTTTCTTACAAATTGAATAAATGTACTTGACACTATCCATCAGAAGTTCTTTCTTGTCATCCTCAAAATCATTCATTGCTTCAATCTGACGCTGGTCTGTCTCAAGAACAGTCTCAAGCAACTCATAACCAAAACGAGAGACACGAGCAGGCTTTTCAATAACAATATGCTTTGCATTGCGATCCTTCAACAACTCAACAAATTTCGGACGCTCTCCATCTACACTTGAAGAAATCTCCCTGACAATTTTGTCAATATGATAGCCACGAGCATTACAGAACTTTGTCAAGATATCAACTTGCTCATCAAGTTTCTTCATCTCATCAGGCTTGTTGTTGCTAACAGATGCATAAATGACAACATCATTACTGATGGGTCCGTTCAGATATTCAATAGGAACACAGATATGACCGGTTGCATCACGAATTGAACCTTCAAGCAATCCAGCACAATAGCGGTTGAATGCAGTCCTGTAAGTAACGCCAAATTTCTTTGCATAATCTGATAGTTTGCAATA